TGGTTTAATAGCTGAAGAAGTACACGATGCTGGACTTACTGAATTTGTAGATTACGACAGCGATAACCAACCAGATGCTTTGAAATATGGAAATATGGTTTCTTTATGTATAAAGGCTATCCAAGAATTATCAGCTAAAGTAGAAACATTAGAAACAAAAGTAGCTGCATTGGAGGCTGGATAAATGACAGCAAAGATTAAACTAAACGCAGCATCAGGTGGTGGGTCTTTCAGCTTACAAGCACCTTCATCATCAAGTAATAACAGAGTTCTAACTTTACCTGATTCAGCAGATGGCACTATTGCAAAAACGTCTGATATTGCTTTTTCTAATTATGCAATCATCGCTGATGTAAAGTCTGCTGCAACTCTATATGGTGGTACATTAACATTTGGTGCGTGGAGGACAAGGGATTTAAATACAGAAATTACAGATCCAGATGGTATAGTCTCAATAAGTAGCAATCAATTTACGCTGCAAGCTGGCACTTATAGATTATTTGCTACTGTCCCTGCTTATCAAACAAGAAGAAACCAAGCAGCTTTGTATAATATAACTGCAAGTTCATACACTCAATATGGTGATGTTGAATATGCAGGGAGTGGAGATGATGTTAGTGTTCAAGTTCAACTTAGAACAAGATTTACCATAGCAAGTGCTTCAGTTTTTGAAATTAGACATAGATGTGAACTTACAGTATCTAATTATGGTATGGGTATAGGTTTAGGGTCTGGTAGTGGAAATACTTATTGGGCTGCCGATCAAGTTCTTTTTACTATAGTTGAAATATTTAAGGAGGTATAAAAATGGCAATAAATTCAGATACAGACATAAATTTAGCTCTATTACAGCTAGGAAAAAATGCTAATCGTTATAGATTAGATCAAAATGTTGTACCTCATAAAATTATTGAGTGGGATTCTGATAATAAAGATTCACAACCAACAGATGATGAGCTTAATGCAGCTTATACTGCATGGAAAACAGCAGAGGAGTATAAAATAAAAAGAACATTTAGTGGCTCAACAATTTACGCACCAACCTCAGAGCAAATGGCAATGATTTACGATGATATTATTGCTGGTAAACTAGATGCAACAGGCAGTTTTGCCGCACACAATAAAGCGGTAAAAGACGCTAATCCAAAAGGAAGTTAAAAATGTCTGAACTAAAGGTCAATTCAATCAAAGGGGTAGGAGCTAGTGCTGCTGCTATTACTGTCAACAATACTGATGGAACGTGTACTGCCAATATTACTAATAACCTAAGCAACAGACGACTCACGATCAACGGAGATATGCAGGTGGCTCAACGTGGTACGTCATCGACATCTTCTGGGTATCATACTGTTGATAGGTTTACAGTTATACATAGTGTTGGTATAGATGAATCTCCAACACAAGCACAAGTTGATGTTGCAAGTGGAACTTCACCATATACTTTAGGATTTAGAAAAGCATTAAAAGTAACAAATGGAAATCAAACAAGTGGTGCTGGTGCTGCTGATTTTATTTGGATTCAACACGTTATAGAAGCACAAGATATAGCTACCTCAGGCTGGAATTATATTTCTAGTTCTAGTAATATTACTTTGTCTTTTTGGATAAAATCAAGTGTAGCACAAGATTTTAAAGGGTATTTAAGGTCAAGAGATGGTACTAATTATGAATATCCTTTCGCAACAGGTGCTTTAACTGCTGATACATGGACAAAAATAACAAAAACAATACCTGGTAATTCCAATATTCAAATTGATAATGATAATGATGCTGGACTTGAGATAAATCTCTTCGCATTTTTGGGAACAGATAGAACTGATAGTGGTACTACAGAAAATGCTTGGGCAACGTTCAATAGTGCTGCGAGGACAAAAGATAATACACAAACATGGTTTACAACAAATGATGCGACTTTAGAAGTTACAGGATACCAGCTAGAAGTAGGCAGCGTGGCAACAGATTTTGAGCATAGGTCATTCGCACAGGAGCTTGCTTTATGTCAGAGGTATTGTCAAAAAAATATA